AAATACATCGTTAAAACAATTAAGAACAAATGGAATTAAATTAGCAGAAGCCGAAAAAGAATATAAGATAGCAGTAAACAAAAAAGCACTTCAACTAAGAAGCGAAGATATGCCAGTAACATTAATATCACAAGTGATATATGGATATGATGATATAGCTCAATTAAGATTTTTAAGGGATAGTGCAGAAGTAATTTATAATGCAAATATTGAAGCAATAAACACATTAAAATTGCAAATTAGAATAATATCAAATCAAATTGATAAGGAGTGGAATAATGATTGAAGATTATTTGAATACTGAAACATTTACTACAAAAAAAGAATTAAGAGAATTAACAGGATATACAGATAGAACAATAAGACGGTTAATTAGTGATCTAAAGGCTGAAAAACCAGTAATATATAATAGCCAAACTTCTGGTTATAGATTAGCAAAAGATTTTTCTAAATTAACAGAAGAAGAAAAACAAGAAGAATTAAGATTAATAAGACATTGTATAGCAGATATAGAAAGTAGAAAGAAAGCATTTGATATGCAACTTAGAAGTTATATAGCATATTTAAAGAAAGCAGAAGAATAAAATTGGCTATTTACAATATTTAAAATAAGTATTATAATGGTATTATAAAGGAGGTAGGAAGAATGGAAAAACCAATATTGGTATATCAAAAGAATGCTGATAAAACAACAAATAAAATGATTATACCCAAAGCAATCATAGAACAATGGGGAAACCAATTTTATATGGAAATTTATGCGGATAAAATAATTTTAAAACCAATAAAGAAGGAGAAATAAAAATGTATGATTTAATAATAAAAGATGATTTAGATATTGATAATCCTTATCTTAATAGAATAATATTGCATAATATAAGTCTTGAAACAGCGTTTAAGTTCATAGAATTAATAGAAAAAAAGAATAGTTATTATTATGAAATAATTAAGCATGAAGGGGAGTAGCACATGAAAAAAGACAGCTTTATATTATACAATTCCTTTTATGAACCAATTAAATCATTAAAAAACGAGCAACTTGGTAAATTGCTCAGGGCTGTATTTAATTATACCATAAATAATGAAATAACGCAAGATAATGAGGTTTTAGTGGCTTTTATGTTTATTAAAAATCAAATAGATATGGATAGCAAAAAATGGGAAGATCAAAAAGAAAAAAGAAGTGAAGCTGGGAAAAAAGGTATGGCTTCAAGATGGGGTAACAATGATAACAATACTATAACAAAAGATAACAATGTTATAAATGATATAACAAAAATAACTGATAATGTAAATGTAAATGATAATGTATATGTAGATGTATATGATAATATATATAAAAAAGAAAATATAAAAAGAAAAAATTTTGTTAAACCAACGATTGATGAAATAAATAAATATTGTTTAGAAAGAAATAACGGCATAAATGCCAATGCGTTTTATGATTTTTATGAATCTAAAAACTGGTATGTAGGAAAGAATAAAATGAAAGACTGGAAAGCTTGTGTTAGAACATGGGAAACAAGAAACAAAAAGACACAAGATGTTCCAATGTGGTTTAATGATAATAACATAAAAGAGAATATATCATTAGAAGAAGAAAAAGAATTAAAAGAAATGTTAAAAGAATTTGGAGAGTGATAATATGAAAAAATATGATTTTGGAGAAAAAGAAGAAGAAAAAGATATTAAAACAGGTGAAGTTTTACCAGTATGGCAAAGCCCTAAATATAAAACATCAAAAGATAAAGCTATCGAAATGATTGAAAGTGAAAAATATGATTTAAGCGAAGCTGATTTTTGGATATTAATGAATAAGACAAGAACAGACAAAATGGCATATACAGGATTGATAATTAGCCATAATGGGTGCTTAAAAATAAATGATAAAATCGAAAACAAAGTAAACCCTAAATGTTTTAGTTTAGATAAAGATGGATATAACAAATCATTAGTTTACACTTATATTGATGATGACACTTATGAAGTTGGAGAATTTAGTCCTGAAAACGGGAAAAATGATTATCCTTATGCTATGGCATTTAAAAGATGTTTTGACAGAGTTGTGTTAAAAAAATCAAAGTTAGCATTTAGTGGCATTTATAGCGAAGTAGAAGCCGATGAATTTAAAGAAAAAATAATTGAAAAACCTAATTATGATACGATGTCAGAATTAAGTAAATTAATTATTGAATATGAAATTGATAGAGAAGCAATATTTAAAAAATATAATGTTGAAGATTTAATTGATTTAACAAATAGCCAAGTTAATGATGCTATAAAAACAATAAAAGAATGGGCAGAAAGGAAAAATAAATAATGAAAGAAGCAAAAATAATAATTACACTAGATAATAGTTATGGGGATTTAAACAAGCAAGAATATAATTACACATTACAAAAATATGTAGATAAAGAATATGACATAGATGATTTGTTAGGAGAAATAGAAAGACTATTAGAAGAAAATGAAGAATATCAAAATGAAATTGATGAATTAAAAGAAGAAATTAAAGAATTAAATAATAGAATAAGAGATTATGAAGAAAAGGAGAATGAAAATGAATAATCCATTTGAAATAGAAGAAAAAGGAACTAATTATTTATTAGTTTTAGATGAATTTGAAGATAAAATTAAGGAATTAGATGAGCTTAACAAAAAATATAAAGAAATTAAAGATAACATTAAAAAATCTATGTTAAAAGTTGGTAAAGAAAATAATTTAGATCAAGTTAAATGGACTACACCAAAAGGAATAAAAATAACTTTAAGTGTAGGGCAAGAAGAAATAACAGAAGAACAAGAATCAGAAGAATTTAATGTAAATGTATTAATAGAAAAATACCCGGATATTTATAAAGAATGTTTAGAAAAAAAGACAAAATTAGTAACAATAAAAAATGCAAGTAATGATAGATTAGTTATTACTATGCCAAAGAGCAATTAAAGAAAGTAATATCAATATTTGATAGGAAGTTGAACAAATGAAAATAGGAGATTATGTAAGAATAGATGGTTATATTTCAAAAATAGGGCATATAAAAACAAGTTCTAGTGGGAAGATTTATGCACAATGGAAACAGCCAAATGGATTATTAGCGAGTGGGAATGTTAATATAATTGAAAAATCAAGTCCAAACATAATAGATTTAATAGAAGTGGGAGATTATGTTAATGGGTGTCCTGTTTTATTTAAAGAAAAAAATGAATTAGTATGTGGTTTATTATTAAGATATAAAGAAGAAAATATACAAAATGTTGTGACAAAAGAACAATTTGAAAGTATGGAGTATAAGATATGAAAGGATTTAAAATAAATAAAAAGAAGGCATTAAAATTAATAGAATTAATAGAAAAGAATGATTTTCATTGTCCTTGTGCAATTGTTAAAGATGAAACAACATTATGCCCTTGTGATAATTTTATAAATAATAAAGAATGTATATGTGGGATGTATGAAAAGATAGAGGAGAATAAAGAATGATATATATTATTATTGCAATTACTATGAATATGTCATTAAGCTTTGCATTATATAGACATTTTAAGACAGAGATAGAATGTTTAAAAACTGATATAACACAATTAAGATGCGATAATGCAAATACTCATCAATATTTAATGGTGCATATTAAAGGAGAAGATACAAAAGAAAGTGAAGTGAATTGATTATGAAAATATATTTTTATGATAAAAATTATAATAAATATTAAATAAGTTCAATAGAATATACACAATTTAATGGAAAAGATACAGTTGTAGAATATTCAAAAATTGATAGTTTTGCTAACAATACAAATAATGTTATATTTGAAGGTTGGCTATCATTAGAGCAAGTAATGAATAAGTTGGAACAAATAGTTGAAGAAGATTAGAAAGTCAGGAGTAAATAGATATGTTAAAGATAAAAGATAATGTAGATTTAAAAGAATTAGAAAAGTTTGGGTTTAAAAATGAAGGTGTATATGGTTATAACTATGAATATAAAAATAGTAATCAAATGATTAGAAACGAAAATTCTTTATTAAATTCATATCCAGATGTAAATGTCGTATGTTGGGTCGATAATAAGTTGTATATACATTGTAATACTCATATGGTAAAAGTACCTGATATAATATATGACCTAATAAAAGCAGATTTAGTAGAAAAAGTAGGTGATAAAGAATGAATAAAGAAAATAAATTAATATTAGGAACATTAGCAGGTGTAGATTTAGTTTTATCACTTGAGCATCATGGAGAATATAAAGGCACATTAAATAAACAATTAGAACAAAAAGATAAAGAAATAGAAAGATATAAAAATATAATAAACGAATTAGAAAAATATTTATTTAGTCAATTACAAGAATATGGTGGTGGAGGTACGGCACAAGAATGTTATGATAAACTAAAAGAACTAAAAGAAGGAGATAAATAATGAAAGTTTTTGATTTAATTAATAAAATATATAAAAAAGAACCTTTGCCTGATAAAATAGAATTGCAATGCGTTAATTCAATAACCAAAAAAAATAATATATATAGATTTAACCCGATAGCAGAAACTTATGTGAATAAGGATGGAAATATGTTGCAAAATGCTACAATGTTTGCAACGCTATTAAATTTAGAAATTAAGGAGATAAATAAATGAAAGTAATAGAAGAAAACCCAGTAATGATATTTAGAAAAGATTGGGATAATGGAACGAGTTATAGTATAGGGTTAAGTAAAAAAGATAAAAACGGCAACTTTGTTAATGGATATATGCCTTGTTCATTTAAAAAGGGTGTAGAATTAGAAAACAAAACAAAAATATATATAAAAGATGCTTGGTTAAATTTTAATGTAAAAGATAATAAAACATATACAAACATATTTATAAACGAATATGAAACAGTAGAAGAAACAATAAAAAATGCAACAGATCCTTTTGAAGAATTTGCAGAAGAAACAATGGATTTGGGTTTGCCATTTTGATAATAATATGTTATAATAAAGTCATGGAAGAATTTAGTATAATGAACGACAATCCACCATTATGGAGAAATTTCAGATTCCCTTATTCGGAAAGGCATGAAATTTGTGAGGGAAATGGTGGGAATAGAAAAAAATCAATAGAAGATGGGTTAGTAATATTTACGACGCCAGAAATACACAGAACAGGTAAAAATTCAATTCATTTAAGCCCTAGTAAATGGGAGTTTTTAAAAGAATTAGGAGAAAAAATGTGGTGTGAATATTATAACAAAACAAAAGATGATTTTTTTGATAGATATAAAAGAAATTACTTACCTTAAAGCCAAAAAAATTTTTGTAAAACCCCTATTATTCTTTTCCTAAGCACTCAGGTTATGGCTTTGAGAGTGCTTAATCTTATGGATAGCATAGAGTAGATATATTGACAGCGTGGGTTTCCCAGAGAAGTTGACATGGAAACATCTGGCCTCATTGCACGCCTGATGAGAATGCTGACTACATTCGAAACATACAAGGAGATAGGAGTAATTAACTTATTGGACTGTTATGAATGTCAACTTGCGTGTAGCGTGGAGTCGTCCAAATGAGGGAATAACTGACGACCTAGACTTCTCCTATGCTGTGAGTATATCTATTCTATGGCGTCTATAAGAAAAGGGTTGATAGTATGAACGATATCTTAGGTTTTTTAGTTGGAATATGCGTGATAACTGTATTAGGGGTTATTTCGCTTTTTTTATGTTATTTAGGTGAAATAAAAAGAGAAATGGAAGAATATAAAGAGGAAAAAGATGAACAAAGAAAAATATAATAAATGGTATAACACTTGTGAGTTTATACGAACTAACCTAAAATTTTTTAGCTATCAAGACTTTTATGAAAGATGTTCTCAAATTAAAGATAGATATGAAATGTTAGACAACACAGACAAACAGCTTTATAAATGGTATTTTATGGCAAGAATAGGTATAGATAAATCAAGATTGTGCAATATGTGGGATTGGTTAAATGGATATACAACAGATTTGCCAAGTGAAGAAGAAATACAGAGGAGAAAAAATGAATATAGAAATTCCATTAGAGCCAAGAACTAAAAAGAATTCATCAAGGATCATAATATGCAAAGGTAGACCAATGATAATCCCAAGTAAGCAATATAAGGATTATGAGAAACAATGTAAGGAATATATGCCTAAATGTGAAACAATAGATTATCCAGTAAATATTAAGTGCTTGTTCTATATGAAAACAAGAAGAAAAACAGACTTGACGAATCTTCTAGAGGCAATTGATGACATATTAGTAAAATATAAAGTAATAGAAGACGACAATTATACAATAATACAAAGCCATGATGGAAGCAGAGTATACTATGATAAAGATAATCCAAGAACAGAAATAGAAATAACAAGTGAATTGTGATATAATAAATTAGAGGTGTAATAATGGCAAATGAACAGAATTTGTTAAAGGGCGAAGACAGGCATAAGCTAACTGTCGAAGAAGCGTCGAAAGGTGGAAAGGCGTCTGCAAAGGCTAGACGAGAGCAAAAAATATTCAAACAAGCAATAGCCGAACGCATGGGGTTTGATGACTTTAACGAAATGGTAGACAACTTAATTAAAAGGGCAAAAGGAAATGATAAATCATTTGAGGTTTTAAGAGATACAATGGGTCAACGCCCAGTAGAAGTACAGCAAATAATAGAAACACCAATAATAAAAGACGATATAGACTAGGAGATGGACTATGAACTTAACAGAAGCAATAGCTCCATCTTTTTATGAATTACACAAAGACATAAAAAACAACAAACATACACATTATTGGTTAAAGGGTGGACGTGCCAGTACAAAGTCATCGTTTATAAGCATAGAATTAATACTGGGAGTAATGAAGAATCCAAACACAAATGCGGTGGTATTGAGAAAGATAGAACGAACACTTGCGGATAGTGTATTTAGTCAACTTATATGGGCGATAGAAAAACTAGGAGTATATAATTATTGGCAGATAAAGAAAAGCCCATTAGAGATGGTTTATATACCGACAGGGCAACAAATATTATTTAGAGGAGCAGATGACCCCAAAAAACTAAAGTCGACAAGATTTAGAAAAGGGTATTGCAGATATCTATGGTATGAAGAAGTAGACGAATTCTTTGGAATGGAAGAAATAAGAACAATAAATCAGACATTTATGCGTGGCGGTGAAGTATTTACTTGCTTTTATTCATACAACCCTCCTAAATCGGTTAATAGTTGGGTTAATGCAGAAGCAATAGAAGAAAGACCAGATAAGATAATACATTCATCAACATATTTAGATGTTCCTAGAGAGTGGTTAGGAGAGCAATTCTTTATAGAAGCAGAGCATTTAAAGAAAACAAAAGAGTTAGCATATAGGAATGAATATTTGGGTGAAGCAACAGGAACAGGTGGAGCAATATTTGATAATTTGGTTGTTAGACATATAAAAGATGATGAGTTAAAAACTTTTGATAATATAATAGACGGCTTAGACTTTGGGTATGCAGTAGACCCTTGTTGTTATGTACAAGCACATTTTGACAAAAAGCGAAAAAAATTGTATATTTTTAACGAGATATATAAACAAAATCTCAGCAACAGAAAACTCTATGAACTTATATCAGAAAGCAAGATTGGAAGCTCGTTTATAACTTGCGATAGTGCCGAGCCAAAGTCAATTGATGAATTAAGGTCATTAGGGTTAAGAGTAAAAGGAGCAATAAAAGGTCCGGATAGTATTGATTATGGAATAAAGTTTTTGCAAAGTCTGGAAGAAATAGTCATTGATAATGTAAGATGCCCAAATACAGCTAGAGAATTTACAACTTATGAATATGAGAAAGACAAGTTTGGGGATTTTAGAAGTAGTTATCCTGATGAAAATAACCATAGCATAGATGCTTGTAGATATGCAATAGAAGATTATACAAGAAACAATACTATAACCTTTGGATATAAAAAATTGTTGTAGGGAGGAAAACAAGTGATTCAATTTAACAAAAATTATATCGAAAATGAAAGATACATAAGCGATATTATACAAGTAGCAAAAAAAGAACTAGGAAAAAGAGCATTAAAATATAAAAGGTTTTGCAAAACAAATGGAGTACCAATAGAAAGATATATAGCGACAACGGGAACAAGCTATTTTGCTGGTAAGAAGCCTATTATAACAGTAAAGAAAGAAACAGACCAAAAGAAGATAAATATAATCCAAAGAATATTTGACAAGTTAGTAGGAAACGAGATAGATCAGGAAGAATTTCAATTAATGCTAGACTATATCAATGATTATAATGATTTGGCAACTTTCTTTTATGAAATAGCAAAAGATTATTTTGTGACTAATTCGTGTTATTGGATTAATTATGAAACGGAGAATAATGAACAAGTATATGCAAAGATTAGTTCGTTGCAAAGTGTAGCGTTATATGACTATAGCACACCAGTTCAATTAATAGGTGGGTTAAGGATGTATGATGAAACAGACCCGGATGGTAACATAGTTAATGTGGTTGTGCTAACTTTAGATAATGAGAAACGATATTATAAGAATAGCAAACGAGCGCCAAAGGAATATAAAGAAGACCCATCAATGAGGGAAGACGTAAAATGGTATTTAACCCCATTTTATGCAGTAGAAAACCCAGATGGGTTGAGTTTGTTTGATAGCGTTATAGATTTAATAGATTCATTAGAACAGGTAATGACTAATCAAAGAAATACATTCCAATATAACGATGACGCTAAGCTGTTTGTTCCGGGTTATGCTCCAGTAGAGGAATATTTAACAGAAGATGGAAAGAGGAATCCATTAAGAGAAGCAGAAGACCAAGCAATATTAGAAGCCCCAGTGGTATATGACCCAACAGGCAATAATAAACCAGAGTGGATTATAAAAGATGTAAACGATGTAGCAATATCTAATTATTCAAAAACATTGATAGATTTTATATTTATGCTTAGTTTAGTACCAAATATGAATGATATTAGTTTTACTAATTCAGATAGTGGAAAAGCAATAGAACAGAAGTTCTTTGGGTTAGAACAAGTGCTAATTGAAGCGGAAAAACTATTCAAGAAAGAACTACTAAGAATGTATGAGAACATAACAGATAGAATTAATATCAAGAAGAATACTAAGTTTGACTTTAGAGAAATAGACATTAAGTTAACAAGGAATTTGCCAGTATCTAAAGAAGATGTGACAAATATGTGGTTAAGCCTAAGAGATTTAATAAGCGATAAGACTATAATAGATAACTTGCCATTAGAACTAGATGCTGAAACAGAAATAATGAATAAAGAAGAACAAAGCGAAGAAAGAATGAATGAGGCAATAGAAAGAGCTAAAGAATACGATACCCAAAAAGAGGTGTAATAAATGAATTGGACTTATGTCGACAAGATACTTAATCAGTATCTTTTAACATATAAAAAGAAACAAAACGACTTAAAAGATAGCATACAAAGTATATTTGATATGAATTTTAAATATAGTGAATTAATGAGATATGCAAATAACAACGATTTAAGCCGATTTAAGAGGTTTTTGTCAAAGAATAGGGAATATATGTCAGAAAGCAATTATGCGTTGTATACATTGGATAAATACCTAAAAAGAAGTAAAATAACATATAAAGAGATATTAGAAACAATGTTGCTAGTGGAATATGCCAAATTCCAGTATGATATGTCTGATGATAGATTTGATACATTTTATAATATAAGCGAAACAGTAGTTAGTGAAGAAATAGAGAAAGTGGAACAAATGGGTTATAAAAAGAAACCTTTGAAATGGACGCCGTTTATATTGACATCACTATTGCTAACACCAAATAATCAGGGGAATACATGGCAAGAATACGTTGCCGGTGTAGTTATATATAATGCTGAAGAAATATATAAACAAGCATTGATAGATTTAAGACAGAATAAACCATTAAATGTTAATCGTAATGAATATAGAGAAATATTTAAAAGACAACAAAAGAGGGAAATAAATAAGAAACTGCAAGATAAAAACGATAAGTTTATGGGGCAAATAGACAACGAAGATAACTATTTAATAAACCAAGAAAAACTATATGTATATAATTACTATGGCATAAAAAAAGTAAGATTTGTGGCTGTAATAGATGATAGAACAACAGATGTGTGTAAATCTAGGAATGGCAAGGTATATGATATAGAAGATTTAGTTGTTGGAGTTAATCTCGCACCTTTGCATTACAATTGCCGTTCCTACATTGAACCATATAGGGAGGTTTGACAAACAAGAACAACTATAATATAATTACTTTGGAGGTAATTATATGAAAGAAATATGGAAAGACATAAAAGGATATGAAGGATTATATCAAGTGTCTAACTTTGGCAGAGTAAAGAGCTTAGAAAGGTTAAAGCCAAACCATTCCAAAATGCAAAAGATACCAGAAAAAATAAAAATACAGCACAAACAATTTGGCAAACAAGAAAACGAATATTTAGTTGTTAATTTATGGAAGGGTAATAAAGGAAGGGATTTGCTAGTACACAGATTAGTAGCAGAAGCGTTTATACCTAACCCAGAAAGCAAACCTCAAGTCAATCATAAAAACGGAATAAAAGATGAAAACTGGGTTGAAAATTTAGAATGGTGTACTAAAAGTGAAAATATAAAACATTCTTATAAGGTGTTGGGGAGAAAACCATCAAAAGGACTATTGGGCGTTGTTGGTTATGACAACAAAACCTCAAAACCAGTAAGGCAATATGATTTGAGTGGAAATTTTATAAAAGAATACGGAAGTGCAAGACAAGCAAGTATAGAAACGGGAATATGTTATGCCTCATTAAAAAAGTGTGCTAGAGGCAACCAAATAACTTGTGGTGGCTATATATGGAGGTATGTAGATGAAGGTAAAAGAATTACTAAAGATAATCAGAACGGATTTTCGCTGCTACAATTGCAACAAATTATTGTTTAAAGCAAAATTAAAAGAGGGAAGTAGTGTTCAAATAATGTGTAGCAGATGCAAAACAATATGTGAATTCAATTCGTACCAAAAATGTGACGATACAAAAAAAGTGTGATATAATTATTAAGAGGGCTGCTCCAATCAGCTCTCAACTTATAGATTGGAGGTATAAGTTATGGAAGAAATTTGGAAAGAAATAAAAGATTATGAAGGATTATATGAAGTTTCTAATCTAGGGAGAGTGCGGAGGATAAAAGATTGGTGTGGAAACAAAAATGCCAAAAAATTCAAACCGTGTTTAAGGATATTAAAGCCCAAGTTGAACAACGCTAATAAATATTATTTGGTTTCATTGAGCAAAAATAGTAAAGTAAAATATGTTAGGATTCACAAACTTGTAGCAGAAACATTTATTCCTAATTTGGAGGGGTTAAAATGTGTTAACCATAAAGATGGTAACAAACTAAACAATAGATTAGATAACCTAGAGTGGACAACTTATAGTGGGAATTTATCTCACGCAATAAAAATGGGGTTAAAGAAATATGATTCAATATCTAAACCTGTAGCTCAATATTCATTGAGTGGAGAAAAAATAAATGAATATAAAAGTATAATGGAAGCACAAAGGCAAACAGGAATAAATAATTCTTTAATATGTCGTTGTTGCAAAGGGAAACAAAATACAAGCGGAGGATATGTTTGGAAGTATATATAATGAACTCAATCACTAAAATTGACAAAAAATAGCCATAATGCTATAATTTTGGTGGAAGAGTTCCAAGAGAACCGATAACAGAATAGTTGTCGGTTTTTATTTGCTGGTGAGCGTAAAACACAAAATTTGCCGGAGGGCGTAAAACTTAGGAGAAGTTATGGAGAATAACGAATTGGTTGCTGAAACCGTAAAATCAGAAGAAGTCGAAACTGCACAACCTAAAGAGGAGAAAACTTTTACTAGAGAACAACTTAACAGGGCAATAGCTGCTGAAAAGGCAAAAGTAAGAGAAGAAGTCCTTGCAGAGATTGAAGCAGAAAAGACAGAAGCGGAAAGACTTGCTAGTTTAACAAAAGATGAAAGACATAAAGAGGAGTTAAGAAAGGCAACACAGGAAAAGAATGACGCATTAGCTAAATTAAATGCTTATGAGTTAAAAGACCAAACAATAAAAGACAACCCTGATTTGCCAGTAGAATTAATTAATCTTATTGACTTTCGACAATACAATACCGCTGACAAGGTTCAAGAGAAACTTGAA